AGCGTGGTTAATTGAAGAGTTTGATCACAAAGGTCAGCTTACTTGGAAGATGATTTCATTTTTTGAGCCTGACAGTCTTTCATGGTTAAAAGATTTAAAAGGCAAGAAACATAATTTAATTATTTCAGAGCTTGGCGTCATTAAAACTAAAACGATCACAAATATTGAAAAAAGATATGATTCTAGCAAATTTGTGATTGGTCTCTAAAATTATTAGGTAATTTTTTTATGCTTGAGTTATTAGTAGCGTATAGTTTTTATATTCATGACGCTGATTTGATATGGTGGTTTATTTATGCATGTATTTTTATTTTTTCGAGGTATTAATGGACATTTCATTTAAATATTTAGTTTTTGATGATTCTGATGAGCCTATACGCAGGTTTGCAACAAAACATGAAGCTGAATCTTATGTTTTACATAGACCTAACCACAGAATTGAAAAATTACCGCCTGTGCCATTAGAAAATTTACTTGGATTTATCGACTGAAAAACTATTATTTTAAGGAAACTAAATGTTAGAACAAGACAAGAGAAATTTTATGAATATGATTAATTCTGTCATGAATATTTATGGTGAGCCGAATGTTGAGTTAGATATGATGCGTATTTGGTTTGGTAAACTAAAACAATTTGAATTTTCCATAGTATGTAAAGCATTCGATACTCATACAAGCAAATCTACTTTTGCGCCTACTCCAGCAGACATTATTAGGTTATGCCCAGTCCCCACGGAATTTACAAAGCTGTCCCCACCAAAAATGGCAAAGGGAGAAAGTAAAGAGTTTTCAGAAAAAATGTTAGATGTCATTGAAAAGGTTTCTAAACCAACTACAGACCCAAAAGCTTGGGCAAAACAAATAGTTTCAAACCCTAAAAATTATCCTGATATTTCTCTACGCTTTGCGAAAGAAGCTCTCGCGGCTAGAAATGTCAGAATTTAGATGGAAAAAATATGGGGAATACGCAATAACAGCAAATGGATATTCTATCGCCAAATACAAAATTGCGGACAATGTAAAATATATATTATGGCATTTGCCTAACACGCCTATAAAAATATTTAATACACCTCAAGAGGCTAAAAAATATGCAATGGATAATTACAAAACAAAACTTACCCTTTCTAGTGAAGAAGCTGGAAGCACTTGACTTTTCTAAAAAATGGAAAATAGTCCTTACTGAAAATAAAAACGTGAGGACGAACGATCAAAATGACCGTTTATGGGCTATGTATAAAGCTATAGGGGATTATCTCGGTTATAGCCAAGATGAAATACATAAAATGATGAAATTTAAATTTTTACGAACAGAGAGAATTATTAATGATGAAGTGTTCGAAGTTCTTAAAAGCACTACCAGTTTAAGTATTGAGGACATGACCGATTACATGGAAAAAATAGAAGCGTGGTCAGCTACTGAAATTGGATTTTGTTGGAAATGACTAAAGACGAAAAAAAACATTATGGTAAGCTTGCTCAAATTGGGTGTATCGTATGTCGCAATCTTGGGTTTGGTTACTCCGAACCTCATATTCACCATATAAGGCATGGTGCTGGGATTGGTCAAAAAAGTCATTGGTCACTTGCTATTCCACTTTGTCCAATGCATCATCAAAATGGTGGTCATGGTGTGGCGCTTCATGCAGGTCAAAAAACATTTGAAGATAAATTTGGCACAGAAACAGAACTTTTACAGCAAACATCGGAGCTTTTGTAGTAGAATAATTTTTTAAGGAGTTATTATGAATATTGTATTTAAAAAGTTAATAGACTTAATTCCGTATGAAAAAAACAGTCGCATTCATACAGAATCACAATTAGATCAAATAGCTGCATCTATTAAAGAATTTGGTTTCCGCAATCCTGTTATTGTTGATGGTGATAATATTCTTGCAGGTCATGGTAGAGTTGAAGCAGCAAAAAAATTAAATATTATCGAAATCCCTACAATTAGTGCTGCAGATTTAAGTGAGAATCAAAAGAAAGCGTTTATCATCGCAGATAATAAAATTGCTCTTAATGCTGAATGGGACGAGTCATTACTTCTTAAAGAGATTGAAGATTTAAAACTTGCAGATTTTGATATTAGTGTTTTAGCTTTCGACCCTTCAGAGCTTCAAGTTAAAGATATTGATTACTCTATTTTAGATCAACATGACCTTGCCTCTCAATTAGATGATTTAGCAAAAGGGGTAAGAAAAGCAATTCAAATCGAGTTTGAGCCTGAACATTATGAGCGTGCGCAGTTAGCTGTTAAATTTTGGCGAGACCAAGATGCTTACCTTGGTTATATGATATTAGCATACCTCGAACAAGAAATGAAAATTGTTAAAGATCAAGGCTTATGATTTGTTATATACCTACAAAATCGAGAAAAAACACTAAAACTTATAAATTATTCGAAGAAGCTGGGATAGAGTTTATACACTTTATTGAGCCTCAAGAGTTTGATTCTTACGATGTGCCTAACAAAGTAAACATTGAACAGACAGACAAAGGAATTGTTTATGTACGAAATTTTATGTTGGACTACGCAAAACAGCACAATCATGATTGGATTATTATTTGTGATGATGATGTTACAGGATTTGGAATCTATAATGGAAAAACTGTAAATCTTGGTGCAAAAATTTGGTTTGAGATTTTTAAAAAAGCTTCAAAACTTCCATTTGAATTAGTAGGTATTAACTACACGCAGCACGCTTGGCATGAAAAAACTTCTTATTCTATTAATCGCAAATATGCTGAAGTTTGCGTATTGATTAACACAAAAAATATTACATGGAAATATAGGGAGCAGTTTAAATTTAAAGAAGATAGAGATTTTGCCCTCCAAACTATTAAACGAGGTAATGGCATATTAAGGTTCAATCATTATTGGTTCGCTTGCCCAAATGTTGGCACTAATTCCGGTGGACTGCATGAAGATTATAAAGCAAAACGAGATGAAGAAGCCGCTATAAAAATGGTAAAAGAATGGCACCCGTTTCTGACGCTTCAAAATAAAAATGGTCGTATAGATATTAAATCTGATATAAAAGGATTTGCAGCTCATTATGAAAAGGTTGTCAAATGAAACGTGTTGATTTAATTGTAAAAGAACATAATATAAAAATTGGTGATACATGCGGTGATTTAACACCAAATGTCACTGAGGACAGCATTTTCTACGCTGATGGTGAGCCGATCGGTTTCTACCTGAGGGAAGTGCCTACAAAATTAAAACAATTCGCTGAAATCGCTAATGCAGAGCTTTTGTCTGATAGAGTTCCTAAAGAGATAATGAGTCGTGGACCTAATAGCGAATTTTATAAAAAAATGCTTGAAGAAAGAGGCATGAAACATGTAGACCAGTTTAGCACTATTTTAGGAAGCTGCGCACCAAGACCTCATATGCGTCTGCCATACCCAAGAATTTCAAGAGTGCATGAAGTAGAGTCTGCTCAGACATTTATTAAAGCTATGCTACTCGCTTGTAACCAAGCGGAAGAACTTATTAAGGAGTTAGCCCCAAATATATATGAAAAACAGTTAAAAGCAATTGAAGAAAATGTTCCGCCTCGTTTTCGATTTGGCAGATTGTTCACTTCTAGCATTTCTAATTTTAACATTGCTGCTAGTTATCATATCGATGGCGCAAATCTTAAAAACTGTGTTAATGTAATTATTGCAAAAAGAAGTAATGCTAAAGGTGGTAATACGACTGTGCCTGATTATGATGCAACAGTTAATAGCTCGGATAATTCTATTTTAGTTTATCCTGCTTGGAGGAATGTCCACGGGGTAACGCCAATTATACCACTTAAAGAAGATGGCTATAGAAATACTTTAGTATTCTATGCGTTAAAAGCTTTCAAGGATTACTGGTAAATGGATATGAATAAACTTCTAAATATGTTAGACGATTGGAAAAAATGGATGCTTGTCGATGATCACAAACTAGGTTACCCAACAAAGTCCTCTGGGTTATATTCTGGGGGAGCGTATAATTCTCTTTCTGATATGTGCGAAATACAAGATTTAAACAATGTAAGAACACTTCACGCAGTTATTATTAGCTTGCCCGAAGAGGAGCAAGATGCAATTTTTCATAAATATTTACATACTAAAAAACCTTATGCTTATGAATTTAAGTTAGAATTAGCAATGAAAGCTATTTTATCGTTAATTTCACAACGAATTGCTTGACATATTATTAGCTTTATGGTAATTTACACGAGTGGGAAAAGCTCGTCCAAAATTTATAATCAAGGAATCCGAATGAAATCTAAATCATCTGCAAAAGTTAAAAAAGTAATGAAAGAATATAGCAAGGGCGAGCTTAATATGGGTAAATCATCAAAGAAGGTTACCAATCCTAAACAAGCTGTCGCTATTGCTTTATCTATGTCTAAAAAACCTTCTAAGAAAAAATAAGGAATTTTATTATGCCTGGATTATTATCCCCAAATCAAATGACGGATTATGGCGCACTTAGCAATTATGAAAAACAAATGCTAAGAATGGGAATGCCAGTAACTCCTCAGCAACAAATGGCTCCACAAATGCCAAATTACAATCCTACTATGACTAATTTGCCTCCCAATGCTGGTGGTTTAAGTGCGAACAATTCACCTCCGCAATATAATGGCACAGGCATAGAATCTTTTTTAAGACAAATTCTCGGCAATCAAGCGTATGATAATGCTTTCAATCCTCAAGAAGTCTATAATAGAGAAATGATGACAATGCCGCCTCAAGAAGATATGATACGCAATTACTATAATTCTTTACCAAGATAATAAGAAACATAATCACTAAAACAACAAAAAGGATAATTAATTATGCCAAACGTCGGAATGAAAAAGTTTGCTTACACAGAAAAAGGTAAGAAAGAAGCTAAATCTTATGCTAAGAAGTCAGGTAAGAAAGTAGTTGCTAAACCTGCAAAAAAAGGTATGAAAAGTGGCTACTAAGACTGGACTTTATGCCAACATTAACGCTAAACGTAAACGTATTGCTCAAGGCTCTGGTGAGAAGATGCGTAAGGTAGGCTCTAAAGGTGCACCTACAGCTATGCAATTTAAAGAAGCAGCTAAGACAGCTAAACCTGTAAAAAAGGCAAAGAAATGAAGGGCGTTAAACATTACTTACCTAATGGCACAGAGTTTAAAGGTGCTACTCATAAAATGCCTAGTGGTTTATTCACAGGTAAAACACATACACCCTCATCTAAAAAGCTTGTGCATTATAAAGACTTAAAGAAAAAATGATTAAGAAGGGTAAGGAAACATTCTCAGGTTATAACAAACCTAAGAGAACACCTAGTCACCCTAAAAAATCACATGCAGTATTAGCTAAGGAAGGCAGCACCGAAAAACTTATTAGATTTGGACAAAAAGGTGTTAGTGGCGATAAAGGCGATACACCAAGAGCAGCTTCTTTTAAATCGAGACATTCTAAAAACATAGCCAAAGGTAAAATGTCAGCAGCTTACTGGGCAAACAAAGTTAAGTGGTAATTTAATAATTAGGAGGCAACGACCCGTAATGGAGTTGCATATAAAATGGTTACTTTCGGAGTTATAAAGGGTTCAAAATGCAAGGTATAGAGCATAACCCTAATGAAACAGATAAGAGTTTAGTTAAAACACTTGCAGCAGTAGGTGTTACCTATGAAGATATAGCTAGTAAACTTAATATTAGCTCAGATACATTAGTTAAATACTATAAAAAAGAATTAGATGATGGTCGTATAGATGCCAATGCTTCTATAGCTCAAACTTTATTTAAACAAGCTAAAGATGGCAATACTTCAGCAGCTATATTTTGGTTAAAAACTAGAGCTAGATGGAAAGAAACAACAGCACATGAAATAACAGGAGCTGAAGGTCAGGCTATTACTGTAAAAGTTGTTACAGGTATAGATGATTAAGACAGGATACAAGCCAAGAGAGCCGCAAAAACTAATACATAAAGCAGTCAAAAAAAATAGATTTAATGTAATAGTGGCGCATAGGCGAATGGGTAAAACTGTGGGTGCTATTAACCAGCTTATTCATTCAGCATTAATTTGTGATAAATTACAACCTAGATTTGCTTACATTGCTCCTACTTACTCTCAAGCAAAAAGAGTTGCATGGGACATATTACTTCAATATACAAGACCATTAAACGCTGTAGTCAATATATCTGAATTAAGAGTAGATTTCATGGGTAGACGTATATCTTTATACGGAGCAGATAGTCCTGATTCACTTCGTGGCATATATATGGACGGATGTGTTATTGATGAAGTGGGCGATATTAACCCTAGCATATGGCATAGCGTAGTTAGACCTTCTTTAGCTGATCGTTTAGGTTGGTGTATGTTTATAGGCACACCTAAAGGCAATAATCATTTTAAAGACTTTCGTGATAGAGCAGAAGCTCATCAAGATAGTTGGGCATTACTTGAATTTAAAGCTAGTGATACTAAGTTACTCGATGCTAAAGAATTAGCTTCTGCAAAAAATGAAATGGGTGATGACAAGTATCAGCAAGAGTTTGAATGTAGTTTTAACGCAGCAGTAGAGGGTTCTTACTACGGAAAACTTATAAACGATTTAGAAGTAAAGAATCAAGTTACTACTATTCCTAGAGAAACATTAAGCAAGACTTATTGTGCATGGGACTTAGGTATATCTGACTCAACAGCTATTTGGGTCGCACAAGTTGTAGGTAAAGAGATAAGACTTGTAGACTTCTATGAGAATCATTCTCAAGG